GAACGGATACGCAAGAGAATACTATGGTGAGGCCAAACAATCTTGGTGTAATTAACATGACTAGTAGGGTAAAATGATAAAATATTTTTTAACATTATGTTTAGTAGTATCGGCCACAAATATATACGCTTTTGAACCTACATCCAAAACTGTAACGGTGGTAATACCGTTTGCCCCCGGTGGTGGTGTAGATTATTCTTTCAGACATTTACAAAAATATGCCAGTGACCGAAACATTAATTTAATTCCTGTTTTTAAGCCGGGCGCAGAAGGAGTAATCGGAGTCAAAGATGTTGCTACAGGATCAACTGCGGGTTATCAGTTTGGTCTTACCACCGCAGGGTCTATTGCCATGTATGAAATAACTAATCCCAAAGAACAAAAAGTTTCTATGTTAACCGGTCTACGAACTACTGTTCAAGTTTTTGTCACTCATCCTAACAGCGGTATAAAAAATATTAAAGATTTGGAAAAGAAATTGGAAACAAACAAAAACCTTACTATAGGAATTGGAAATCCTGCTCAGCGCATGGTTTGGAATCAATTGTTTGATGTATCTGCAAGAAGCACACAAACATTAATTGTTCCTTACAAAGGTGCATCCGCAGTATTGACAAGTATTACTGGCGGACACATTGATTTAACTTATCTTCCAATATCTGTAGTTAAATCAAATATTGATTCTGGAAAATTAATTGCTCTAGCAGTAACATCAACAAAGGTTGATGAGTGGTTAACAATACCACAGATTGATTCAATTTACAAAAATTGGAAAGATTTAGAATTTGGCCATGTTGTATTTTTTCCAGAAAACACCGATACATCCGCAGTTAACCATTGGAATGAGTTCTTTAAACAATACCTCAATGATAAACAAGTTTTAGAAGAATTTAAACAGTCTTATTCGATAATTGTTCCATTTGGAAAATTACCTGCCGAACAGGCTATAAAAAACATTAAAGTGAGATTAGAAAAAATTCAAATGGTAAATAATAATTAATAAGACTTTATATGACTCTAATTTACAGTTTTCTAGACCTCCCTAAACTCAATGATTCACTCATTGATTCAGCTTTTGCTTCGGTAAAAAATAAAGAAAGAGAAAACAGAGTCAATCCTAATCTTTTTAGTCTTCCAGGTTACCAAGAATACAAAGACAGAACCCTCACAAGAGTGGACGGAACAACAGTTAAAAGTGCTGCAGGTTATAGATATTGGGTCGGTGAAGAATTCAAAGACTGGGTTTTCGAACACTTTAATCAAGATGACCTTGGTTGTGGAGTGAATATTTTTAATTCTCCAAATGCTAATGTTGTAGCTCCTCATGTCGATGCTAGTAGAAGTTTTTCTATACACTATCTATTAGATAAAGGTGGAGATAATGTAGACACTATTTGGTGGCGAGAAAAGAATCACCCATTAATGAGGCCTGATTTAAAAGGCAACTTCAATTTAAAAGATTGTGTAGATAATTATAATAGATTAGAAGAAATAATAAGAATACAAGTGCCAAAGCATCGATGGATCTTAATGAATGTAGATGTATTACATAGTGTGGAAATTATCACAAGACCACGAATTTCTATTCAAATAAGTCGAAATTCAGTTCCAGAAAATATAAAATTAATAGACCCGTATTATGCTGTTGACCAATAATTTTACCTATATGAAAAATGCCTTCTGGAAAGTCAATGAAAAAAAATTTAATAATAAATTTGATGCTCTATTAGAAGCAACACGACTCAAAGCCAACGTTACTTTTCATTACTATGATAATATTTTTGAAAGTGTAAATAAGTTGTTATTAGGCAAACAGGATCTCAACAGCCTGTATCGATTGAGAGCTCAACAACTAAGAGATGAATATGATTATTTAATTTTGTATTTTTCAGGCGGTTCAGATAGTTATAACATTCTAAAAACATTTTTAGATAATAATATCAAGTTAGACGAAATCTGTGTTAAGTGGCCTATGGTGGTTATAGACAAACAATTGTATACACCTAATACCAAAGACAAGAGTGCATTTAACTATCTTAGTGAATGGGATTATGCTATTAAACCTGTTTTAGATGAAATTAAAATTTCTCATCCAGAAATTAAAATAGAAATCGCAGACTGGTCAAATTTTAATTTCAATGATTATAATGAAAAGAATTTTAGACTAGCAAATTCTTGGAATGACGTAGAGATAGGATACACACTTAGTAAATCAAAAAGCGAACTAATTTACAGCGAAAAAGGAAAATCTGTAGCTTCTATCTATGGCATTGACAAACCTATAATTTGTCTCCTTAACGGTAACTGGATGTGTTCTTTTGTTGATGCATCTATTGGAGTTGGTGCTCCACAGGATCATAGTCAAAATTCTATAGAATATTTTTATTGGTCTCCAAAATTGCCTATGTTGCCGTTAGAACAAGCATAT